ACATCAAACACAAATAAAAAATTTGATTTCACAGATACTTTCCCTTTTACGAATAAAAATTGGGTTAAAAAATATTTAGCTCAAAGTGAATCTATTGAAACTCCTGAATCAGCATTTGTTGTAACTGAAATATTAAAATATAATACAACCAATAAAGTTATAGCTAATTTTTTACCAACAACACCTAATATATTTGGGAAACCTTTTACTATTTTTGCACAAAAAAATAATACAGAACCACAACCTATTAATCGTTCTTCTCAAACAACAGCACCAACGAATGATATGTTGAAAAGTTTCTACAATAGACCCCCAAAAGACCAAATTTTAACTGAGGGTACTATTAGATATTTGAATTATAGTGGTGGTGTTAATTTTGAACAAACAACATCAATACTTAATACACCATATTTCATTAACTCAATTCAAGATGGGTTAAAAAAATTCAGAAATTACGATAAAAATCCTTTTGTTAGTTCAGCTTATTATTTGATTAATAGTTTACCTTTAGCAACTTTAAAAGAGAAATATCTTAAATATGAAAATGGAACAAATATATTACAAGATTATATTTTTGCAACCATTAAAAAATTTGGGGCAATACACAAACTTCCATATGCTTGGATATTAAAATATGGTTCAATTTGGCATAGATATAAGAAATTTATTGAAAGTGGTGTGGATATTTTAGATGAATCTTGGAAAGATTTTGATAGAGTACCAAACTATGACCCAATAACATCAGCCGCAACTAAGACATATAATTTAACAATTGATAATACACCTTATGATATTGTATTAGAAACAAATACAATCATTGGGCTAGAAACATCAACACTACTTAATGTTGGATTCTACCCAAAGTTAATCAATGATTTTAGTGTATTTTTTAATGGGTATGAATTAATTACTTCACAAATCAATGGAACTTGTAATGTTAGTGGAACAACGTTAACTGTTACACAAATAAGTTCAAATGGATTACAAGTTGGTTCAATTTTAGCTGGGGTTAATCTTTTATCTGACACAACAATTGTTTCTCAAATTGATGGAACACCTGGAGGTATTGGTAAATATCAAGTATCACCAACCCAAACAGGTTCAACTGGATTATTCTCGGTTGTTAATGTTCCAAGTAATAATTATACATCAGCAACAATCCAAAATGTTTTAGATAATTCAGGATTAACTATGAATTATGTTAATAATGCAATTATAGATTATAACGCAACATTACCTATAATAAATGCAGAAACAACTATCAGAGTAATTCCTTGGTCATTGGCTATCACAACTAATGATGGTAATTTTATGTATTTATTACCATCAAGCGGTACTTTATTTAACCAAACCAAAAATGAATGTTTTGGACAAAACAATACTATAAAACAACCAATATTAGGTAATAGTGCAATATATAATGGTTCAGTTAGATTATTTTGGACAGCGCCAAATTATGGATATTTTGACAACTCAAGAGTCAAAAAAATATTACCAGAAGAATACTTAAAAATGATTAAAACTGGAGACACATTTCAGGACGCATTTACAATAACAGGATTAAATAATGAATATGCGAAGATGGATGAAATGTTTTCAGTATTTGAAAAAGATGTATTGGATAAATTTGAAAATGAGTTTTTGAAATTCTCAAAATCAATTTATGATGCTAATGAATTTTCAGACGATACTGAGATACAAATAACAAATTCTGCTGTACTTACTGACACTCCATTAACCAAAAGTTTTAGAAACTTCCAAGGTCTTATGAGGACTATGTTGAGAATATCAAATACAACAGGAAGTACTGGGTATGAATTTGTTAGTAAAGCTCAAACTGCACAATTTATCAATGTCCAAGATATTCTCGGTAAATTTTTGGAATTTGATGTTGTATTTAAATATGGAAATCCATCAAATTACAATAGAAGATTATTTACATCATTTTCAACATTACCAATAGTTGATAAAGTTGAATGGAACAAATATACAACAAATACACCAAATGCTTTACCCACATTAAATGGGGTTATCACTTTAGCAAATTCTCAAAATAATTATATTGAAGCTTGGGCCGCATTATTTACTTATGTTGGATTTTCAGAAATACCAGAATTAAAATATAAAAATAGTGGTTCATATATTACTGACTTTTTTATTGATTTAAATGTTGAATTTACACCAGAAAATGTAAAATTGTTAGCACCAATTATTAAAATATATGCGACACAAAAACTCAATCAGTTTCAAAGTAATTATATTCCACCACCAAACCCAACAAATCAAATATTACCAACATTAGTTGCGGTTGCCGATTTAAGAAGTGGTGACACTATAAATGTACAACAATTAGAAACAAAATTCAGAACAACATTTACAAACAAGGATGGTGTTTTGTTGTTTGAGAGTGAATATTCTTTACCACCAAACAATGATGTTTATACAACATCTGGTTCGGAAATTTATTATAAGTCTTTAATTAACAATACGATTATTGGTATATTTGGTAGTACAACAACAACACCAACTGACGCTCAATTCATTATACTATTTGAACAAGTCACACCCGTTGTATATAGACCAACACCATCGTCAATTAGTAACATTGGTTCATCTCCATTCTTAATTGCTATGACCAATTATCTAAATAAAATAAATGGTTTTAGAGATAAGATTGTTAATTCATTAATGATTGATATTAGAAATTCGTTAGATAATATAAAAATTAATTTCGAAGAACAAATTAGTAGTGCTATACAAGGAGAACCACAACCTAAATTAGAACTATGGGAAATGTTTAAAGCATTAAACGATAAATGGATTGCAGGTAATGATTTTAAAACAAAAACACTATTTGAGGATGTTTTATTAATGGATCGTGCTAGTAGAAATGTTGGAGATAAAATTTTGGTAGATATAGATAAATTAAATTCTCTTCTAAAAACATTTAATCCAAAAAACTCAATGTTATCTATGGTGCAAACAATTTTGGTGGAGAATAATTTTATGGTTATGAATATACCATCATATGTTAATTTTTATGGTGTGCAAGATTCTGTTAAAAATCCTAAACCAAGAATTGAATCAACATTAGATTTTGCAAATACTTTATTTGGAACATTTACAAGTGTTGATTATAGAGACTCAACATCTAAAATGGTTTGTTTTTATGGAGGAAAACCTAGTGGTCAATTAGATTTAAAAGAAAATGTGGATTTTAGGAAAAGAAGTGATGCTTTTGATTTAAGACGTGCTAGTGATAACCCATTAGTTGAAAATTTAATTGGTAAAAATGATTGGGATAAATCAAATAGAGTTGTTGGATTTAATGTTGATATTGGACCACAAAATCAAGGTATTTTTAACACTTTTAGTGTTGGACAAGATAGTGGTGTTGCAACATCAGAATCATTAGAAATTAACAATCAATTAGCAAATCAAGGTAATAATAGAGCTGGTGCAACTCAGAGTACATCATTGTATAATCTATATAAAAACAGAAGTTATACGTGTAGTGTATCAATGATGGGTAATGCTTTAATACAACCAACAATGTATTTTAATCTTAGAAATGTACCAATGTTTAGTGGACCTTATATGATTTTAAGTGTTAATCATCAAATAAGACCTGGTTCATTTACCACCTCATTTGAAGGAATTAGACAACCAATTGCATCACTACCTAAGATAGATAATTTCTTACTATCCTTAAAACAAAAATTACTACAATCAATTATTGAAAAAAATAGACAAGAAAAAAATGCCGAAAAGGCTAAAGAAAAAAATAATGTAGTTGCGGCAAAATCATCATCGTTTGAAGTTACAGTTAATAGTCAACAGAATTGTAGTGCTGGAACTAAATACAACACTTATGTAGTTGAACCACCAATAGTTACTTTACAAACATTACAAGACGTAATTAATAAAATTATTGCAAGAACTGATTCCGTATTGTTAAGATATTGTATGTTTGCAAGAATTTATTTTTACTCAGGTGGCGAGACAATAATTGAAGGTTATGGTCATAATTATTCGGCAGTTAATTTAGTAGAAGGTCAAGATTGGGGACCAAGTTCAGCACGTTTTGCAAGTTCTAAAGAATATTCTAAAAAATTCTTTTGTGATAGTAAAGGTGAGGCATTGGCATATTTTGATTCATTAGACAAACATTTAGATTTTATGTTTGATAGATGGAAAGATGTACCAAATTCATTAAAATTACAAAATACTGTAACCGATATTAGTAAATTTGTTATTGTCACTAATGAATCAAATTATGAATTAGGTAAAAATTTTTATAAATCTTTAGCTGGGGCAGAACCCCCAACAACTTATTCTGATGGATTAAAAGAAATTGAAAATATTGTAAAAACATCAATAGATGTATATAATTCTGTTTTAAGATAATTTTTATTATCTATAAGATATTTATAATAAAAATATAACTATGAGCGTAAAAACTATATTAGAAAACTACTTAGGTAGAAAAACCCAAACAACTGAGAAAGACTTAGGAGATGGTACAAAACAAGTTTGTGACATACAAACTGGCGAATGTTATGTCGTTAGAATGAAAGATGGTTTGATTGAAAGAGTTGATAACACAATTAAGACAAACAAAAAAATCCAAGTTGAAACAACTAACGGAATAAAACAATTATTAAACGGATAATTAAAATGAGAATTGATGTCAAAATTTTAAATGAAATCAGAAGGTATAAAGATATAAATAATTATATTAATGAACAAGACGTACCACCACCACCTCCTCCTGGTGACGTTCCACCTCCTCCTCCTGGTGCTGGTGCTCCTCCACCTCCTCCTGGTGATGTACCACCCCCTCCTGGCGGTGCGGGAGCTCCATTACCTCCAGCTGAACCAATAAATGTTGGCGAAGACCCAGAGGTTGAGAAAATAGAAGACGAAACTAAAGAAAAGAAAATCAAAGTCACTGACCTGGTTAAAGGACAAAAATCGGTTGAAGAAAAACAAGAAACTTATTTTGAAAACCTTTTCCAACACTTGGATGACCTAGAGAGCAAATTATCTAATATGGATCAAATTATTGATAAATTAAATTCAATTGAATCTAAAATTGAAAAATATAGAGTTAAAACTCCAGAAGAAAAAATGGAGTTGAGAAGTTTAGATTCAGGTCCATTCAATCAAAAATTAAGTCAATTTTTCCAAGAAAAAGAAGATGAATTTGAAGATATGGGTAGAGAACAATATATTATAAGACCAGACGATGTTCAAAACTATTCTCAACCCGACATCAAAAAAAGTTTTAGAGATTTTGATGACATTGAAGACCCTGACAGATTTAATAACTCAGGATTCCAAAAAATTTACTAATTTATCATTTGACAAACTCACGGCTGACACTTATTATTGTGTATAATATTTTCTAATCAAAAAATTTTTAAAACATGGCGACAAATCCCTTAGATGCGATTTTGGCTCAGTACGAGCAATCACAAAAATCAAGTACAAACACTAACAAAATGTCTCAAGATGAGAGAATGAAGAAATACTTCGCAGCTCTTCTTAAAGACAATGAAAAACAAGGACAAAAAAGACTAAGAATTTTACCAACAAATGATGGAACTTCCCCTTTTAAAGAAGTGTGGTTTCACGAAATCCAAGTTGATGGTAAATGGCAAAAGTTTTATGACCCAGGAAAGAACGACAATGAACGTTCACCACTTTCTGAAGTGTATGAAGAATTAATGGCAACTGGTAAAGATGCTGACAAAGAACTTGCCAAACAATATAAACCTCGTAAATTTTACATCGTTAAATTAATTGATCGTGACAACGAGCAAGATGGTGTAAAATTTTGGAGATTTAAACACAACTATAAAAACGAAGGTATATTAGACAAACTAATTCCTATCTTCCGTGCAAAAGGTGATGTAACTGACCCTGAAAAAGGTAGAGACATTATCCTTGAAATGACCAAAGCCAAAACACCAAAAGGTGCTACATACACAGTTATACAAACAATTATGTATGATGACCCAGCACCAATTCACACAGACAAATCAACTGCTGATAGTTGGGTGAATGATGAATTAGGTTGGGCTGATGTGTATTCTAAAAAACCTGTTGAATATCTAGAATCTATTGCGAGAGGTGAAACACCAAAATGGGATAGTGAAAAAGGCGGTTATGTTTATGGTAACTCTGAGGTTGGTGAAGTATCCTTTGGTGGTAAAAAATCTTATGAAGACCCACAGGCTGACTTTGATGCTGATGGTGATTTACCTTTCTAAAATTATTATCTAACATGAACCCCATTGTTGAGGTGGGGTTCTTTTTTAAAACAATTAAATGAAAATTCAAAAGAAAATGATTGATGCACTTACTCTTAAGTATGAGAGTGAGATTGCAGAGGCTGAAGCGACCTTGTTAATCTATTTTTCTAATCC